TCTCAACTGACGGTGCAAATAAACAGAGGGGCGCACGTATCGGAGGCGGATCAGCTTCAACTTTTGACCCGCCCCTCCCCGGTCGTTCCGCCGCCGGTCCAATCTCGCTCACGCGCGCGCCGGTTCCCGAACCCGCCGTCCTCGCGCGCGGTCTTCGCGCTGTGGCAAGGTCGGCATAGGCCCTGCAGGTTGGTGAGGTCGTTGTTGCTGGTATCTGCGTCGATGTGATCGACATGGCTTGCTGCCCGCGTCCTGCCCTCAGCCAAGCAAACAACACAGAGCGGTGACTGGGCGAGCACCAAGGCGCGCAGCCTTAGCCAGTACGTAGAATTTGTTGCCAAGGCCCGCTCGGCCTGGCGGTCTCTCGCCGGGGGCGCATGTTGCTTAACCGGCCTTGCATGAGGCCGGTGCTTGGGCGCCCGCGCCGGCATCAGTATGGCTTTCCGTCCAGGTCCAAGCGCTGCGGTTCTTCTCCATCCGCGTCGGGGTTGCCAAGTTCTTCCCCAAGCAAGAGCGCTACCGACTGAACAAGCAGACCGATCTGCTCGGTCTGTTGCGCGATGTGGCGACCTTGCTCCGCGATAGTGACCTGCTGCGCCTCAATGGCGACGAGCAGGCGTTCCGCGCAAATCATGGAACTACTGCCCGATCTGCAACGATCACGGCTTGGCAGGACTTGACGTGGTCGTTGGCGTCACGCCCGACTTGAACAAGAGCTCCCGCAACCTCTGCTCGTAGTTGGGCGTGCGCATCACGTTCGATGGTGCCTGCGACGGCTTGGGACAGGAGGCTGGTAGTGCAGGTGGCGAGGTCGTCGCGCAGCCGGAGGTCGCCAGTGCGCAGGTCAGCCACAACAGCATCAGGGACGGCCTCGGCCGCAGCTCGGTCTTCTTCATGCTTCGCTCCGATGTTGGCCATGGTGTGGGCTTGACCGAGTTCGATGGCTCGCGCGCTCTGTACCTGCTCCACGACCGCTACGGCCTGCTTTGCTTGGCTCTGAGAGACGCTCAAGTCAGCAGAGCGGTCTCGCCATTCCCATCCCGCCCAGAACGCGGCGATCGCCAAGCCAATTGCGAGAGCAAGATTCAGTCGACTCATCCGCTTACTTCCGGGGGGATAACGGCGCCGAGACCGCGCAGTGAGGCCTCCAATGACAGGACCCGCAAACGTAGGCGGTGCGCTTCTTCCTGCGCAGCCATACGCAGCCGCATTTCATCGGCAAGCTGCTGGCCCATCTTGATTTGACTTGCCTCCAGGCCTTCGACCCGGGCGGTAAGACCCGCAATCAGGGCTACGCTGCCATCTGATTCGGCCTTGTCCTGCTTTCGACTGAGGACCGCCCCAATGAACTCGCGTGCGATCCACAACGCGGCGGCGCCGCCGGCAAGCCACCAGGGAGCAGTCGTCTCTTCCATCAGGCCACCTCGGCAATAGACCGGACGACCAGACTGACGGGTCGGACAGAATTCATGGGGCGAGCACCTTCAGCGCGGTGGTGTAGCGGGCACGGCGGTCCGCCGCCCCGGTCTGACCGTTGTTGATGCGCTCAGTGATCGTGTCGAACTGCCCGGCATCGGCGAGGCGGTTTAGGTTCCGTGTTTCCCAGAAGGCGCCAGCTGCGAGCGCGCCCCACTTCGGCAGCTCCAGCACCTCTGGCTGCGCCTCGAAGTCAGGCACGCCTGCGATTCCCTTGGCTCGCAGGGTGTCCCTCATTCCCGCGTAGTTGGCCTTGCCGGTAATCTGGATCGGGCCGCGACCGCGATACCGCCAACCATCGCCGCTGGCCTCGGGACCGTTCCCCATGCGACCGGCATACGCGTTGTTGGCGATAGCTTGGGGCTTCCGCTCCAGCGCGCGCGCCAGCTGGCTCGGCACCAACGGCCTGGCTTTCGGGTTCAACGCGTACCGGTTCGGCCAAGCGTTGGCCAGACCATGCGCGCCGTAGTTGAGGTTCTCCACAACCCTCGTCAGGCCGCCAGATTCGTGGCCGACCTGAGCCAGGAACGCCGCCGCCCTCTTCGGGGTGCAGATGCCGAACACGGGGAACGCGGTGTTCAGCGCCTCCACCCAGATGGAGGCCACGGCGGCACTGCACCCGACCGCCTGCTGAATTGTCGAGGCGGTCAAGATCATCGTGCGATTCCAAAAGAAAAGCCCCGTCATCGCTGACGGGGCTCAGTTGTCCTGGGCGGGATTCGAACCCGCTACCTCCGGATTCCGAATCCGGTGCTCTATCCGCATGAGCTACAAGGCCGACTGCATATTGACACATATAGCGGAATATGTCAAGCGCCGTCGCCTTCGCCCACGGTAGCCAGAATGCATGAAAACCTGCGGGGGCATCAACCCCGCATTACTTCCATGGCCACGAAATCTTGACGAGGGGGTCGAAATCCACGACCTTCGCCTGTAGGAGCGCTGCGATAGCCATGATGATCGTGAGCATTGCGATTCGCCTCTGAAGGCCAAGAGTCTCCCTGTGCTTTCGCTCTTCCTCTTCATACTGGGATAGCGCAGCAATTCCTTGACCAGTTACCTTGTAGCGATAGTTCGAAGGCTTGAGCTCGTTGAGCTCGCACAGTGCGTCCAGCATCGATTGAATCTGCGCGAATTTTTCAATCATAACTTCGTGTTGCGCCCACCGCTGCCCAAGCAAATGGTCTGCCACTTGGGATGGGGATACGTCACCCTTCCTACGTTGCAGCCTGCTGACTGCCTGTAGGACAAGGAAACGTTCGATCGACACCTCCTTACGGAAAACATCAGCACTGCCGCGCGCCCGATCCCACAGTCGCCGCAGGCGGTATCCGATCAGCTTCAGCCTCCAGGTCTGCTCCTTGGCGTAAGCACCCCACGTGTCGAATTTGCACTCAGCCCCCTCCCAAAATTGCCTGATGTGCGGCCTTGATCTCCACACATCAAAGAGCGAGAGAACCACGGGCGTCCCGTATTGAGATCCGTCCCAAGGCCGAGCAATAACGTCGTCCCCTTGGATCTCCTCGAAGTAGTACTCGTCGCTTCCGATCGCGAATCTTACGGAAACGTATCGAACGCCTGAGGGGTCACTCATTGAGTGGGTGGGTGGGGGACGGCACGTATACGCATACTGGAGCCAGAACCGCAAAGCATCGCTGGAGTACACGGAAGATCCTGTCGAGGGCTAGAAAGAGCATTGGCCAGGCTCGCGCCGGCGGACTGTTCAGCTTCGGACATTTTAGCCAGCAGCCATTCGTACACGCCACGCCACCGCTCCCGGTAGCTGGATTCGTCTCGGCCTAAGGCAGCTGCCCGCCGCCGATCACTCACAGCGACAACACCCGACCCGACGCAGCCCTTGCAGATTACTCTCAGCTCGCCGGCCATCACCTCACCCCTGCCTTGGCAGGCTTGGCAGTGAGGGCGCTCGGCGATCTCGCTGATTACCGCCTTGGCCAGGGTCGGTAACGATTCCAGGGTGCTGATGGGCCAGCACTGTGTCTTCACCTGGTCCAGCCGGTGAGCCGCACGGTCTCGCTCGGCGCGCTGCTCGGCGGTCACGGCGCCGGCCCAGCCCATGCACACCTCTGCCAAGCCCAGTTCGGTACGGGCGTCTGCCAACTTCCGCTGCTGGCGGCGCAGCTCCGGGGTAACCAGCGCGATGACCGCGTCCCGCAGCCGGTGCCGGCGCAGCGCGGCGCCGTCCGGCCACCAGCACGCCTCGAGCAGTTCCCGCCCCAGCCCGGCAGGCACCATGCCCAGGGCAGCCGCGATGTCCTGATTGGTGAGGTCGGGCGTCCCGCCGCGGCCGGTGTCGAATTTGACGGTGGTCGGGCCCAGGCGGGCCATCAGCTCGCGAACGTTACCCATGTCGGTTCCCCTGCTCTTGGTGGCTGTTCTGTTGTTCGTCTCGCGCTGCCCGCATGGCGGCTATCCACCGGTACGCCGTCGCCCGGCGCATTCCAAACTCATCCTGTAGTTCCTGCACCGTCGGGAGCCGGTGGCTGAATCTGAGCCCGATGCGGCGCGCCATCTGCAGCCGCATGTTGTCCGCGCTCGCCGACGGCGCCAGGGCGTCGCGGTAGGTGTGCTTGCTCATGGCTCTTCGCGTTCCGGACCGCCGGTGATCCGGACCACCACCTGGCCGCCAGGGCGGCGCTCGTTGCTGACGAACGGGTGGCTGATGAAGCGCTTGTCGTCGATCTCCAGTACCTGGGCAATCCCATCCCGGTACGCCTTGAATCGGAGCAGCAGGTTGTCGTCGTCGGGGAGCACCTTGCGCGGCGCCTGGTAGAAATTGATCCACAGGTGCAGCCGGCCCTGCGGCAGCCAGGCGTCGCGCCAGCCAGCCTCGAAGGCCAAGACCACGGCAGTCTGCCGGGCTGCCTTCGTAGCTTTGGACCGATCACGCCAATGCACCCGCGCGTTCGGCGACAGGTCCTTGCTCGGCCAAGGCAGCACCAGCTCCAGCGCGCGCTCAGCCATTGGCCACCTCGGCCCAGCCGGCTCGCCGTGTGTCATGCCGCATGCTCCCAGCTGGCAACCAGCCGCTGTACCCGGCCGCCGCGCGCCAGGAACTGCTCAATCGTCTCGCCCTCCACCACCTTCGGAGCCTTGGCCGGCGCTAGGGTGTTTGCCGCCTGCTGAGCAACCCGGGCAGCGCGCGTCCGGACCGCGGTTACGGTGGGCTGCCTCAAGGCAGCGCGACGCCCTTTGCGCCTGGCAAGCTCAGCGTCGCTGGCCTTGGGAGCCCGCTTCGCTTTCCCGGTGCTCTGGTAGGTAGCGTCCGTGCCCAGGCCCGTCTTCGCCAGGAAGCCACAGCGGACCAGCGCCGGCAGCGTGTTGCGGACGTTCTTCCGCTCTTCTGCCATCCCGACCGCTGCCACGCCCATCCGCTCGTACAGGCCCTGCGTGGTCATTGCTTCATCCGGCACGGCCTCGAAGACCGCTCGGATGCTTTTGGCTCGCTCGCCATACTCTCTGTTCACGCTGCTGCCCTCAATTCATTGACTAACGTCTGCTGTGCGATCAGCTCGTCGTCGGTGCCGTACGTTTCGTGGAAGACCCGGGAACCATCCATCAGGCTCGGGCCGTAGATCTCGCGCATCGTCGCGAAGGTGTTGCCGCCGATCGGGTGGCGCCGGTGGTGCCAGGTGCACAGGGCGAACCCGTATGAGTGCCCCCGGCGGACGTTCCCGCTCTTGGCGTGGTTGTAGTCGCAGCCGTACACCACCAGATCCGGCTCCAGCAGCTGCTGGGTGACCAGTGCCAGGCAGGCCATGCATGGCCCGACCTTCGACGCCTCGATTCGGGCGCCCTCGGCGGCTGTCGGCGGCGGCGCCTTCGACCACATCAGCGCGCCACCTTCTGGCGTGCGCGCCGGCGAGCAACCGCGCGCTTCTGCTTCCGTATCTCGGCCTCGTGCCGCTTGGCTTCGCCAAGGTAGTAGTCGTGGCGCTCCTGGCGCTCGCGGGAGCTGAACTGAACGTCCTTAAGCGCCGTCTCTGCGGCAGCGCGGAACGCCTTGGCCAGGATCGGCGCGATTACGCGCGGTTCGTGCTTGAAGATGTCCAGCTGGTTGTTGTCCGACCGCATCAGTGCGCGCCCCCGAACCCGAGCTCTGCTGCGGCGCGCTCCATCGCCTCCCGGGCAGCTTGTCGGTCGCGCACCTCCGCCACCCCAATTTCCGCTGGAGGCAGCGCCAAGGCGGGCTCCGGCACCGGCTTGCCATCTACAACATGACGCACGGCGCGCTCGTAGGCGTCCTGAAGCATGCGCGACTGGTTGTAGCCGTCCTCGCTGGCGTAGACGTGCAGGTCCAGCAGCGAGCGAACCAGCACCGTGAAGCCGCACTGTGCGCGCCCGGGGCGGATCTCCTGCTGCACCTGCGCCAGGGCTGGCACGTCAAAGCACATGGCGCGGAAGCGCGGCGGGTTCGGCGGCCAGTCCAGGGCATCCCGCATGCAGGCCGACAGCCCAGCTGCGAGCTTCTTCGGGCTCAAACCGGTGATGACCTGGAGCCAGACCTCGCCCGCCGTCGTCAGCGCGCCGCTCTGCGCCACCGGCGCCGCGCCGTTCGCCCGGGCCCACTTCCCCGGGAACATCGCCGCCATCCGTTCCCAC